TATTATCTTCAGCCCCCAATACGGCATTACTGATATGCTTCTTTTCTTCAATGATCCTGTAGAGCTTCTGGTCAATCGTCCGACGGCCGAGCAGGTAGTAGCAATTCACTGAGTCTTTCTGCCCGATGCGATGGGCACGGCTTTCTGCCTGATCACAATCTGCATACGTCCAAGGTAGCTCAATAAAGGCGACATCACTGGCTGCTGTGAGCGTAATACCGGCACTGGCCGCTTTAATGGAACAGATGATAACGTCCGTCTTCGGATTCTTTTGAAAGGCATCGACAGAAGCCTGCTTCTCCTGCATATTCTGTCGTCCGGTGACGCAGACGGCGGAAGGAAAAGCTATCATCAGGCGGTCTACAATTTCATGCAGGTTACAGAACAGGATGATCTTTTTCCCATTCTCCCGAAAGTCCTTCACGAAGTCGATAACCTCTTTCAATTTACCGCGTGCAGTAATATCTTTCAGAATACCAATACGAACCATCACTTCCCCTTTCAGTGACTTTTGGATTTTTTCATCATCTGCTTCCTTGTAGCGTTTCAGGTAATCGATCAGATCGCGCTCCGCATCCATATATTCCTTGCGGTTCGTTATCTCACAGGAAACAATCTGACGCACTTTATCCGGTAGTTGGGTGAGTACTTTCGACTTTTCTCTGCGGAAGAAGCAGTGTTGCCATAGCTTATAATTTAGCTCCTTTAGATTGCTCGCTTGGTTAGGACCGGAACAGTACCGAAGCATAAAACCTTTCCATCCACCCATATCGATCATGCGATCCATAATACCCAATTGTGCAACCAGATCCTTTGGTTTGTTGACAACAGGTGTCCCAGTCAGCAAGATGATATATTCTTTCCCGGATGTAATGCCTTTGCAAAACTTGGTCTGCTGGGTGGCCGTTGATTTGACTTTATGCGATTCGTCGATTATCACGGACTTGAACAGTTTGATCGTGTTGTGAAATTCGACATCTTTCAATGTCCATTTCTCTGCTTTCATGATCCGCCGGACAAAGTATTTTCGTAGGCTTTCGTAGTTTACGATAAAAACCTGGTTCATGCCTGTCTGCCAGAAGAAAGGCCAGCTATCGCGGACGGAATCGGTTAATACCATCGCTTTCTTGTCTGTAAACTTATGCCATTCCCTTTGCCAATTGATCTTGACAACATTCGGGCAGATTACCAGGCAGGGGAAGGCGTCGGCCTTGTTGATAGTGGCGATGCTTTCAAGTGTATTGTGCGTTACAATATAATTGTTTGTCAGATACAAATGATCCGGAGCGGTTACGCTTATACATACGGAATCTTCCTCTCTAATATATTCGATAGACGAGATATACCGTGAACAATAGTTCGTCTTTTTGATGTTCCATTCGGCAGCTTTCCGTTCGAGGTAGAACGGGCAAACCTTGATCCTCACGTTTATTTGAAACTCCACGCCTTTACCTTCATTTCGCCTGTCGTACCTGCGTATGATCGCCTGTCCTCCAAGGGAACGTACCAAAAGGGCAATGTCACGTGCCATGCCATAGGAAAGGGTACTGTAGGTGATCCTGTTTTTCTTTCCCGATCCATCTGTATCCATCAAACCGCGTAAGAGGTCGATGCGCTGTTCCACCGATCCGTGCATGTATTCGTATGGTATGAATTTCTCTACACTCGGTTTGTCTGCTTTGAGCCGTTTGATCTCTTGGTAAAAACGATTTTCGTGGACTGTCGGATTCTTTGTAATGTTGTATCGCGGACACGTGGCGTAATCGTCCCGTATCAATAGCATGTCGCCGGGTAAAAGTTTTCTTACCCTTTCGGCAATAGCCACATCCATATCCGGTGTAGAGAAAGACAGTTTTCCGTTACCACCGCAAAGATGGCCGTCTCCCAAAAGTACCCCCATGATGTAAGGATGGATGATGTATAATCTTTCCTTGTACTTCACAGGTTCACACATTGGGATTTCCCATTTCCGTCTTGTATGGTTATGGCCAAAACCTTTCAGGTTGTAGGTTACGCCGGAATCCATGATCTCCTGTGTTGTCTTGGTGATCCATCCTTTCCCCTTTCTTCTACGGTTGACATCTCGGACACACCACAGATGTTCTGGCCCGCATTCACAGGATACGCCATCAGAGAACGTAACTTTGAACACGCGGCGTTCTTTTTGTGGAAACACGCCGCTTACGGCATATACATTTCCGTCCCTGCCGAATATCTCGTCTCCAATTTGTAACTCTCCGATCCGTCTGAAGCTGTTTGGAGTAGCCACGTAACTACTGACCGGTTGTTGTTTACCAAGTCCCATATCGTCTCCATTGATAAACCGTTTCAGTTGCAAGCCTCGTGCAATTCCTTGCAGTTGATAGGGGTAAGGCTGTACTTTCAGTCCATGTTCTCCGTCTAGTTCCGGCATTTCCGGTATTTGAAAAGCAACATCCTCCTCTGTCTGTGATTGTGCAATCGTTCCCCATTGTACCGGTTCGAAATGGCGGACGTAATAAGTCAATTGATCCAATTCTGCTTTGCATTTGTTGGTTGCCGGAATCAGCCATGCGCCCGTTTGTTTGTCCCACCAGCGGATGGAAACAGAGCTTTTCAGCTTGTCTACAACCTGCTGGCGGTATCTGTCAAACTTCACCGCATAACATTGCCCTTTTTCTGTATTTTGCAGTGTAATTGTCATAGTGGTAGGTGTTATGCAAATTCGTCAAACGCTTTTATCTCTTCGGTGACATCCTCCATTTCTGCTTTTTTCTTGCGGCCGCGTTTCTTCGGCTTCGGCTCTGCTTCTCCGGTAATATCTGCTTCTTCGGGAACATCGAAATCGAACGATTCTTGTTTGATTCCATATTTTCCGCCGAACAGGTAAGCGTCCACTTCGTAGTCAAGTCGGCTGACCGCCTGTTTTAAAGCATCTCCATACGGATATCCCTCGCCGGATTCGTCTTCGAATTTTGTAAACGGGACGGAAAGGTTAAGGACTTGTCCGCTTTTCAATAGCTTTTGTGCCTGGATAGAAACACCGGCCGATTCGTCTGATCCACCTTTGCTATACCCCGTGACAACGATATTTTTCAGTTTCTCATTCAGATCATCATCCGAAGGATTTTCGATATTTACAACTCCGGCTTCTTGCATTTCGCAAATCTTGACGGCATGAGTCTTTAACAAACTCATGGCATATAACAGGTCCGGATGAACGAATTGCTGGGATGATTTGGTTACTTCGTTCTTGTAGTTTGCTTCTACAAATCGCTCTGTATAATCTGCCGTTACCTGGTTGTTCTTGAGCTTAACTTTTTGAATTTCATACACAGGTTGTTCTTTTACTAATTCATCTTCCATACTTTTTAAAATTTAGGATTGTTATAACTTTGGGGCGCTAAGGCCATTTCTGCTTTTGCTTTACTGATTACAGTGCGACACCATTCCAGTTGATGAGTCGCGGTCCGGTTCAAACGCTCACACCAATCGACAAGATATTGTTCATCTTTGCACAGACTGTCAATGATAGCATTTACTGCCTTGGAGGTAGCCCCGGCACGTGAGGCTGTTTCCCGTAACGTATCGAAGACTTCCGATTTCTTTTTCCCGTTCAGATGGTATTTGGCATCTGCTAACAGTTTCCCGGTCCGGGCGATATAGACGGCAAGGTCGTTTCCACGTAGGACAGCTTCTTGGACTTCTTCACTCATGGTAATATTCAGATAGGAATCAATAGCTGCCAACTCGTTGGATATTTTATCTATGGGTGTGATGTTTAAATTCATGTCTGTTTGTCTTTAAAATATATCTTCCGAAAAAAAGGATATCCTATTTATTTTCAACCGAACAGCATCCACCACCGGAAGGCAAGTTCTTCGTATTTTTCTTTACCTTTCTGGTAAATCGTATCGCCTCGTTTAATGAATGCTTTGAACACTTTTTGATTTTTCTTGGAGATACCATAGATGAAATCCTGCCGACTGCCTGCGATATCCATATACCAGGCGCGGGAACGGTCCCAATCGAAAAAGTCAATAGCTTCATCGAATTGTTTTTGTGTGCTGGCAAAAGTGCTTTTCAGGTCTCCCCCAAATCCGTAGGTCGGAAGCCACCAGTCCCATTTGCACCGGGTATCGAGCGTGTATTTGAAGTTGCCATATTGGAAACATTGGTTCTTATTGACCATGAATCGTTGAGTTTCCGCCTTAGCAAGCACTTGGGCCAGGAAAGGATCGTGTCGGGCTTCCATGCGGAGGGACTTCTTCATGGCTTCTGCCAGTTCCCAATCCTCGCCGGAATACAATATATCGTCCACCATGCGTTTGTCATACCTGACCCTTTCCGGTTCGGTAATCATCGCATCGATTAGGCTGCCGAATTTGAAGGCTTTCTCCTTATCCCCGTATTGGGTACGGGGATAGAGGAGGTTCTTTAGTTCCGTAAGGTCCGAGTTACTAACCTCCGACCGTTGGTAATACGTATCTTGCATCTTCTTCCTTGAGTTTTAGATATTCAATGACTGCAAAGTCAAATTCGAAATTGTAGGTGTTATCCATCAGCCACCGGAACCATTTGCGGCCCTCTTCCGTATCGAGAATCTTTTTCAGAATACTTGGCTCGCGTCTGTATTTTCCGAAGTTTATCCATGAGGACAGATAGAGTTTCTTTTTCATATCATTTGGCTGTTACATCATCGATATACTTTACATATGCGGATTGGATTTGCTCTCCGTCCTTATTCACAACTTTCTCGCAGTAGGTAATCATCTTCTTATGTACCTTCTCTAGATCCTCCATGCTCATATTGATTCCTTCGCGCATGAACCACATCTGATATACCTGCATGAATCCTTGTGGATTGGTTATCTGGATCTTCTTCTTGACCTTGGCTTTCGTTGGAGTAGGGGACATGCTGGCTGCTGAGAAATCAAATGCTGCCTGTACTTCGGCAGCAGACTTTTCAGCAGCCGCTTTGGCCTTAGCCTCTTCTTCCCGGCGTTTGCGTTCTTCTTCCTGCTTTTTTCTTTCTTCCGCTTCCTGTTGTTTTCGCTCTTCTTCCATACGGGCAGCTTCAACCGCATTGGTACGGCGTAGCTCTTCCTGTTCTTCCAGTTGTTTGCGGAGGCTGGGGAGTTTGTCGATCAAATCCTGCTTTGTACCCTCTATTTCAAAACGGTAACGTTCTGTAAAATCTTTCTTCTTTTGTATAGCGACTTCATTTTTTATTGCTTTACGGGTTTCTGCGTCCATATAGAAGGTTTGTTTGTTGTCAGAAACGTTTTCTACAAAAGCACTCCAGGAGAAATTTATACTTGTTTCGGATATTCGTCGGCATACATCGTTGTAGGTAGCGAGAGTAGTGCGGTTGAACATGCTGTTTAGTGCATTGATATGCTTTTCAACGTATGCGGCATACGCTGTATCCAACATGACAGAGATATCCGATCGGTATTGAGCCTTTTCGTTCTCCAACATCTGTTTACGGCGAGCTTCCTCTTCCCGTCGTTTTTGTTCGGCAATCTTCTTGGCCGCGTATTTGTTACGGGCCTGTTGGAGCTTATAAGGAATAGTGGTGACCGATTTGACGTCGATAGCCGATTCCAAAGAGGTAAAAGACTTGCTGACCGTAGCCAGAAGTTGCGTCAATGGCTTACGACGCTTGTTCATGTTTTCTATTGTTATTTTCGTCTTTGCCAAATACTCTGAGACCTTCGCATCCAGTTCATCCGAGCTAATACCTCCTTCCGCTTCAATGGTGTCCAGAAGTGTTTGTCCGGCTTGGTTACATGTCGATACGGAAGTTTGGTTGCGTTGCAAGGTGGCAGGAGCCGATTGCATGATCTGATTGAATTCTTCCACTTTAATAAGAGAATTGTTAGCTTGTGTATCCATTGTGATAAATTTTTAAGTGATTGATCGAGTTTATTAAAATCCGGCGTCTTCATCTTCCTGTGATATTGGGGTTGTTATACCTGATGCGGGTACCGGTTCCGCTTGTGGTTGCTCTCCGAATTCCTGTAAAGGGTTTTCCGATTGAGGTTGGAGGGCTTGTGGCTGCTGTCCGGGTTGATTGGGCTGAATAACGGTTGTTTGTTCTAATCCGTAGTCAATATCCTGCGGTTCTTCTTGAGTTTCGAATACAGTAAACTTTCCGGTCCGGACTTTGGGATATCCGTCGAATGCGTGTTTAATCAGTTTGCTTTCCAAGAACCCAGGATCGATACCGCCTTCGTTTGAAGTATAGAGGGCATTCGCCTTACCTTCTTTTTGACGGGTTTGCGGATTCCAACGTTGGTTGTTTTTGTAGCTGTACGCCTCTAAGCGTTTGATATCACCCTCCATCATCCAATGCCAGTCTACAGTCCCATCGGCGCGGACAATACGGATAAAACCACCGATCACCTTATTTGATTTGCGGGGACAGGCCGCCTGATAGGTAACGGTCTTTACTCCGTCAACCAATCCCGGTGAGAATGTATCACCTTCATAGCAAACAACCGGATTATCTACATACCGGACCTGTCCGGCACGCTGGCGCATAACCAATTCCCCATAACCGGTGATGGAAAGGTAAGCACGCAGTTCATAGATGTCGTTGCCATTGTTGTCCTTATAGCCGGTCTTCGTGCTGCGGGGAAGAATATAGCAGTGGGGGCGTCCTGTGGGATCAAGAGACAGGCCGTTTACGGCAATATCTAAGAAACAGCCGTACAGGGACAGTGGAGAACATCTTTGCAGTTCCGGCTTGTCTTGTAAGATTTTCCGGAAGTTGAATTTTTCCTTTTCATAAATCTGTGTTCCTTGGCCGGTTCCCCAGATCGCATTGTACATGAGTATGAACTTCTGTTCAACCCGGCTATCATCCGCTATCATGAGCGGATTTAGCTGATTTAGTTCAGCTACTTTAATTTGAATTTGATTTGACATGATTCTATTGTTTAAAAATTAATTACCAATGTTTCTTTATCGTGTAAACCATTGCCACGCAACCAGATGCCGTAACTATATGCTGGAAATACCCCAAGCAAATAGCGATAATACCAAGTATGGCAAGCGTTCCAAACAGGATGTAAAATCCCCACCTCGCTACTTGAGCGAGTTTCCAGTAATTTGTTTTCATACATCAATGATTAATTGGCAAAAGCCGTTTACTTGTCTTTGAAATAGCGAGTTGGATTTATATTGTAAACATCCTCCGATAACCCTTTACCTGGAGTGCCTTGCCGTGTTAATAATTCATTTAGTAATCGTATGGATTCAGGGCGCATTTATACAAGTCTTCCAACCTGTATTCGATTTTGCCCGGCCGTTTGTAACGCTGTAAAGTACCTTCCGAGACCCATCGCTCCACATTCTTCCGTCCAAAGCGGATACGTGCTTCCTTTTGTCCGATAAACTCTCTGGTTCCGGCTTGTATCTTGGTGATTTGCCAAGCGAGGTATTCAAGTTCGATTTTCCGAAAAGAAGGAATGTTTGGATAGGTTGTGTCGGTCTGCATGATTATTCGCTTTTAAAAAGATTCTTTTCGTTTGCATATCGCATAAACTCCGCCATAGAGTGTATCGAGAGTTTTCGGAACACGTTCTTCCGATGATTCTTTACGGTGTGGGACGATATAAAAAGCGCTTCCGCAATCTCTTCGTCTTTCTTGCCATAGTAGCAAAGCTCCATCACCCTAAGTTGACTGTCTGAAAGTGTGCTGTTGAACTTAGGTTCACAGATTTTTTTGAAGCCATCGCATTCCCCACGCAGCGGACAACCGACAAACTCAAATTTGAAATTCCAGTTCTCATCGATATCGATCATGTTGTCATACAGCCCGAAGTTGCATTTGATAAATCGGCGTATAGCCAAGAGTTCCGGCTGTCCCTGTTCTTTGATGATTACTTCACCGGATGGAGTGGTATAGAATTCTATTGCGCGCATACCTTATCCTCCTTAGGGAATAACTCGCTGGCAGGAATGCCTAATTCTTGTGCGATAACTGTTTGTGCTAATGCGTCCGGTTTATACTTTCCCGAAATCCAATTATAGACAGCCGTTTCAGAACGCTTTGTGACGGTCGCGATCCGTCGAACAAAAGCTCTTCTGTCCATGTTGTCGTATATCTCCCGAAAAGAAAGACTACCGACTTTATGACCTTGTAGGGTTAATTTTTCCATTTTTACCTCCTTACATTATTATATGTGTTGTTTTAATCTTTATCTTTG